CGGTTTCGCATTTAACCCAGTGTATTCTGGTATTGACACTGCTAGTCGTGGTGCTATCGTTGGTAATAGAAAAGATATTTTTAGAAGACTTATTATTGAGCAGTTTTATATCGACATGTCACGTAAAGATTCAACTCGCATGTCAAGCTTAGTAAGAATAAATAGATTCACATTTGCTAACCCAAGAATTCTACAGTTTGATATCAGTGACCAAGATCACGAACAAGGTGGAGCAGCTAATACTGTCTCAATGGTTATTGATTATGATTCATTGAACATAATGACTAATCAAGATGGAACATCCTCTTTAGTATCACAAAATCCTAAAGGTGATATTTTGTTTGATGTTGATGCAACAGCAGCTCAAGTTAGTGCAGCAAGTCCATTCATTAACATTTTAGCACGTCAAGGGCAACGTTTAGCACAATCATCTTTAAGTAGCTTATTGAATAAATCTTTAGGTGGAATTGGTGGCGGTGCCCTCAGTGGTGTTATCTATAATTTAGCTGGAACTGTTGGCAGTGCTGGTGGTAGCTGGTTAAAGTCAACCGGTAATGGAATTGCACAAGGTATAGCAAAACCTTCTAGTTCAGTAGTCAAAGATAATGGAGCTTAAATGCCTTTTAGAGCACGATTCATACCAAAGAATCCCGATAAATATATCGGTGATTTAAATAAAATCTTCGCAAGATCATCTTGGGAATTAACAGTGATGCGATTTTTTGACGTGTCAACTGCTGTTAAACTTTGGAAGAGTGAAGAGACTGTTGTTCCATATTTGAGCCCTCTTGATTCTAGAGTACATGAATATTGGCCAGATTTTTATGTTGAGTTTGTTGATAAGGCTGGCGAAATTAAGAAAGAATTAGTTGAAGTAAAACCTAGACATGAATCAGAAGAAAAATATGCAAAGTCTCAGCGATCAAAAGATGCTTTGATAATCAATACTGCAAAATGGAAAGCAGCAAGTCTATATTGTGAATCTCGTGGTATGACTTTTAGAGTTATAACTGAACACAGCATTTATAGACAGGGTAAGAAAGATAATAAGGAATTTAAAAATGTCTGAAAACGTAAGCGTTCCTAGACTTAGACAGTCAGTGGATCCAAGATTTACTAAATATGCTGGTAATAGATTACCAGTATTTCGTTCTTCATGGGAATTAGCATATGCTGCAGCAGTCGATAGATCACCATCTGTTAAATCATGGTCATCAGAAGCATTTAGCATAACGTATTTCAATCCTATTAAAAAACGTAATGCACAATATTGGCCAGATTTTGTTGTTGAATTCACAAATGGTTTTATTACCATTGTTGAAATTAAACCACTAAAAGAAGCTGTGATGGAAAAATCTAAAAATGTTTATGATAGAGCAATGATTTTACAGAACGCAGCAAAATGGCAAGCAGCAATGGCATTTGCTAAAACACAAGGATGGGGATTTAGAGTTTATACTGAAAGGGATTTAGCAGGTCTTATAACACGAAAGACAACTAATAAACCACGGGGAACAAACAAACCAAGAGGCACACGTAAATGAAACAAAATATCACTCACCCACTAGAAGACGTTTTTGGAATGGAATCTGGTTCATTTGATATTGAACAAGAATATGGAATGACAGAAGTTCCACAGAATGCTGTTGCATTGACTGAACCTCCTGTTGATCACAAAGATGAAGACGACGTTCTTGTTGAAAAAAGACTTGATGATGTCTATGACATAGCTCTTCAAACCTTCCAACAACAGACTGCTTACACTGAAATTATTGAACCAAGATATGCAGCTAGAAATGCTGAAGTTGCGGCAAATTATCTTAACATAGCTTTGGCTGCTGCGAACAGTAGAGCAAAGGTAAAATCAGATCGTAAGAGAGCCAATCAGGCTTTTATCCCTTATGCACAAGGTGGTAAGACTACCAACAACCTAGTAGTTGCTAACAGGGAAGATATATTAAAGATGATCAATTTAGATGGACGTACTAAAGAAATAAAATGATCTCATTCAAGACATATCTTCAGGAAAAAGTAGTTAAAAAGTGGACAGCTAGAAGTGGTGACGACGAAGCGGAACTGTTAAAAGCTCTAAAGAAACATTGTAGCCATAGTCTAGCAGCGGCAGAAAAAGGTTCAATATTGTATAGGGGCGATCATTCTTACTCTGGCAAAAAGTACGTGTTGATTGATAGCTCTAAAGGTACTAGAACTTCAAGAGACACAAATAACATCTATCAATTGATGATGGAGACCTCTGTGCATTTCAAAGATGTTCCAAAACGTTCAACCTCCATCATTGCAACAACTACAAGATCAAATGCATATTCTTATGCTAGTTCACAAGAAGATCTGTTTGTTGTAATGCCATTTAACGGTGTTAAAATTGCATGTGTTCCTGGTGTCAAAGACATTTTGAGATATGCAGTTAGATCCAGATTTAATACTCATACTTTAGATTTGGAAGATTTAGGAATAGGAATAGGATCAGTGATTCAATATGTTGAGCATGAACGTATTCCAAAATTTACTGATGCAAGTGTTTGTGATGAATTGTTGTCTCAACTTACATCTTATCAGTTTGAAAAACATCTTACTGAAGAATTACATCTTACGAATGATTCAGCTTTGAAAGCCATTCGTGGTTTTAAACCTAACACAAGATTTACAGAGTTATCAAATTTAATAATGACTCCTGATTCTTTGCCTATTAAAATTCAAACAGCAGGATATGAACTTGTTAATGGAACAGAATATTGGTTATCTGGTAAATCATACTTGGTTAACCTCACTATGTTTGATGCGATGTTTCAAATGATGGATAAAGATGATGAAAGTGAAAAAACAGATAAATAATCTTTTGATTAGAATGATAACAAATGCACAAAACCTTTAAAGACTTCTTACGAGAAAAAGTCAATAGTAAAATTTTCTTTACAGATTTTCGTGAAGAGAAGAAAATATTAGACGATCAATTTACCCTAGTAGCTACTTGTGGGTGGGTAGGGTATGGCGCAAAGCCAGGATTCAAAAGTGAACAGTTTAGAATAGTTGCTAAAAAAGGAACTACTGAAATTGGTTGGGTCAACTTTGAAAATAAAGATGGTAATCTAGAAGCACTTGATTTATCAATTCAACCTGCATATCGTAGAAAAGGAATAGCAACAGAAATGTATAAATTTGCTAGAGAGTTAGGCAATGATATAGCACCATCAAAACTTCAAACAGGTATGGGTAAATTGTTTTGGAACAAGGATCATTCAAAATGAACTTCAAACAATTTCTGTATGAAGATGATTTACCACCTCATGTTAAAAAAGGTTGGGCTGTAGATAATGATGCCTCAAGAAAACATGCACTTGAATGGATATTATTAAATGCCAAATATGCTTTAGAACATAATAATTTAATCTTTAGAGGATTTAGTACTCCACCATCTCAAGACATTTCCTTTATTGATGCTTCACAGGGTGAAAGAAAATCAAAAGACACAAATAACGTGTATCAGATAATGATGGATAATTCAATGTTTATGAAAGACTATCCATCAAGAAGCAAATCATTGATCTGTACAAATGATTTTGATACAGCTGATGAATTTGGTACTAGATATGTTATCTTTCCAAGAAGACAACAGATTATTGCTGTAGCAGATAAAAGTGATTTGTTGTTTAAACGTGTTGAAGGGAATGCTAAAACTTCATTTGGATCACGAACAGTTAAAGATTTTTCACATAAGATAGGAATACTTTTTTCACAGTATTTAAGTTTGGGTATTGAAGATATGACATCAGCATCGCTGAATCATGCTATGTCAGAAATGTCACCAAACGGTTTTGATAATTTTCTACAAGCATTACTCGTACACGATATTGAAGCAGGAATAAAACAAATTGAAAAATACATAAGTGTTGGTATGAGTAGATTTGATGCGATATGCAGCTTTTTCATGTCTCCAGAATCATTAGGTCTTGAGACTTATAAATACAATGTTGATAGCATATCTTCTTATTCAGAGCGTGAACTTTGGTTTTCCGGTCGCGCATTAGTTATCAGTTTAGCTGCTATGAAAGAATTATTACCAGATATCGAATATTCTGGTGTAAATATCTCTCACAATATACAAATTTTATTTAATGGTATGAGATTATGAAAACATTTAAACAATTTATCGAAGAAAGTATTCAGGACAAGGGCATTTTAAAAGCCCTTTTTGTTGTTGGTATACCTGGTGCCGGAAAATCTTATACCGTTAAACAGATGGTAGGATCAATATCGCCAAAGGTTATCAACACTGATAGAGCATCTGAATTTTTAAGTAAAAAAATCGGATTAATGGTTAACTCAAAAAACTGGGTTGAAATATTTCAAGATTCTGCTCACAATATTACAAAAACATCTCTTCAAAATTATATCAACAGTATGTTGCCATTATTCGTTGATGGAACATCTAATGATATTTCAAACATTCAACATAGAATGGGTATTTTGAAATCATTGGGGTATGATGTTGGTGTTGTTTACGTACGTACCAGTTTAGAAACTGCTAAAGCACGTGCAATAGAACGAGCTTCAAAAATTGGTAGAGAAGTAGATGAACATTTTATTGAAGCAGTATTTAAGCTAAGTGAAGAAAATGCTAAGTACCTACAATCGGAAGTTAACTTCTATAAGGTTATCAACAATGACAATGATGATTTATCAAATGTAGAAATGCTAAAAGCTTTCAAATCAGCACAATCATTCTTCAATGAGCCTGTTCAAAATATTGTTGGCAAAAGAAATCTCGAAAAAATGAAGGAAGAGAAATTAAAATATCTATCTCCTGGTATAGTGACAATGGAAACCTTAGAAAATAAAATTGCAGGGTGGTACAAACAATGAGATTCAAACAGTACCTTCAAGAAGAATCAAAATTCGATTTAGAAAAATTCAAAAAGGATTGTTCTTTTATTTTAGGTGAGCTAAAGGGAACTGGTGGTAGTGCATTGATGCTTAGGGGTTCAAAGGATAAAAACCCAGATTTCGAAATTGCAAAATGGGTCCCAAGAGATGGACCCAGAAATACTCCAATAGCTGCACACCGTGCATTCAACGAACTGTTTGATAAGAAATTTGGAGTTAAAGCTAGAGATTGGATGTTTGCTACTGGAAGACATGATTCTGCTGAAATTTATTCAGGCTTGACAGGCCCAAATATTATTTTCCCGATTGGAAAGTTTGAGTGGTTGAGCTGCACGGACATCAATGATCGTTTTTATGATCTGACAGTAGCTCTCAGTAAAGAGCGTGAATATATAAAAAACAGAGATGTATCACGTTCATTTAGCTATGATGAAATTATTGAACTTGCAACAAAATATCTGGTTAAGCAATTAGATGAAGTTTCTTGGACATTTAATACTGATTTAGTAAAGTGTATTAACTATGGTGCTGAAATCATGTTTAAATGTGAACGATATTATGCATTCAACCAATCTGGTGAT